AAGCGTTCCTGTAAGTGCAATGATGTATGGACCACCTACTCCGCCTGAAACAGTGGCATTGCCTACTCCAACTGTTGAGAGACCTGTAAAGGCAGTCTGAACGGCAGCAGCGGTTGCGTTAAATGCGATGTTACCCGTTGTTTGACCCTTGTAGGTCAATGTGAAATTGCCTGCCGATGGGGAGCCGAGTGTAACCGTCTGATTATTGTCAATCAGAGGGCCTTGCGCTTCTACACGCAAGAACTTGGTTATGCCTGTTCGCATATCGCCCAACGAGGCCATACCTGCAGCGTCCGCAGCGACCATGAACTTAAAGGTAGCCGTGGGATTGAGATCAACGTGAGCAGAAAATGAGGGATTAGCCCTATTGATGTACCAGGCGGGACCATAGATCCCGTCCATGTTGAATTCAGCAGAAAGAGATTTGAGAACCTGAGTAACGCCGAGTCCTGCAGAAGTCGGGTCGAGATAGAGATTGAAATGCTGGCCTGCGATAGGAGAAAGGACAACAGGCGTGGGGCTAGAGGTTAGCGTGATGCCATCGGTAACAGCCTGTGCCAAGATGCTACCTGATATGGATGCATCAGTTTTTCGAGAGAACTTGTATCCAAGCTTTGTGGTAAGCCCATACGCGAACTTATGAGCACGTACGGAGTCGCCTTGCTCAAAGGAGAGTGTTTGAGGCTGTTTCGCCCCGCTCAGTGACGCATCAATAATCCAGTCTTTAGCAACAGCACTAGCACCGTGTGCAACTGGTGTGGTCACTCCCATAGCACCTGTAAATGGATAGAGAATACTGTTGTAGTCTAAACTGCCATCAAATGATCCTTCTACCCACTCTGCATTCAATTGTTGCACACTAGGGTATTTTCGTCCGGTACCTGATGTTTCTTTAAAGTCACCTTTAGGTCCGAATTTGTACATCAAGTTATCTATGCGCTTATTAGCTGGTACTGCTGTCCCTGGTGTAGTTTCGATACCTACTTGATTTGTTTGATTTATTGTACTGATCTCGGGATTGAAAGTCATCTCCTATCACCTCCTGTCTAGCTATGGTTTCTGTTGGTTTTGAATTCTCCAAAGTCCGCCTAAGTGCATAAATTGCGTACCTGCCTTGTCCTGATCGTTGTACAGGAGTGGGGATTGTCTGTAGCAACTCAAGATATGTCCTCCTGTCACATCAACATGTGATAGCCCCTCATCACCTCCTAATGACGCATCAATCTGAGATGCGAGTACAATTATTGCATCAGGATCAGCAGATACACCAACAGCTTTGACTTGGTACAAAGCATCAATAAACGCTCTCTTTGCATTAGCATATATCACATCAATACCGCTCTGAAAGGCGACTATGATACACGGGAACGGGGTACCGACTTTAGCTTCTCCTATCTGTACACCACCCGGTGATGTGGTACCTGCTCGCAATGCTGAAAGGAAGAAGGCAAGGCCTGAAGCGGCTTCCGGGACTGCGCTCACTTACCAGCCTCTTCGAGCTTCTTGGCAAGGTCTTCAAGTCCTACTTCAAAATCAACTTTCACGCGATCCATCGCAGGTTCCCAGAATGGTTTAGGAGCTTGATGTACCGTGCCATAATTGGGATATATCGCGTAGTCTGCTGATACACCTATAATTGCTTCTGTGCTGTTTTCTGGCTTTACTTCAGGCGATCCCCTATCCACATCACTTTTATAATCGCTGCCTTCAGGAGTGGAAGCATAGACGCTTTTGAGCATGTTTCCTGAGAGCACCTGTCCATTTGATTGGATTTGGTTCCTCACTTCACCAGCACCATTGCGTGCAACTGAGCTGACTATCTCTGTACATGCAGGCTCAATAGCGTTGGCTATAGCAGCCCAGTGATTAAAGCTGTTGCTCATGGCCTAATCTCCGTTGCGATAACATCCGTTGACACTTCCCACGTCTGTTTGAGCAGCACTCGCACTTCCATATCATCTCCACCCATCGTGAGAACATAGCCCTCACCCATTTCTTGACCTTTAGGAAGCGCAACCTCCCAAGCAGTCAAGTCCCCTATCCGCTCTGCATAGAGTGCGATCAATCGCGTCCCTGGCTTCTTTCGCATGCCCTTGACGGTTGCCACTGGCTCAAGTGTCTCTGTGGTGCCATAGCCACTTGGGACCTTCACAGGCTTGCGGATGACACAATCATCCTTCATAGCTAATTCTTCATAGAGATCGGCTAGATCCTGCAGGTCAGAATCGTCAAGAATTGGCATAGGCTACTCGTTTACCGCAATAGAGCCGTTAGCTGCCATACGCGATTCCCACAAGTGAGCAAGAGCTATCGACTGCTCTCGTGACTCTGGTGTGAGTTCGGCTATGGTCAAGGCTAACTGCTTGTACGCTTCAGTGATTTTGGTATAACGCTCCTGTTGCCCAGGTTTTGGAGAATGATAGCTAAATCGATTTTCGATGTCATGCTTTTGCTTTTCGCTAATTGGCATTTAAAACTCCGCTAGCGTCCTAGGCTCATTGAAATCAAGCTCAATTCTTCCCATCTCAAAGAATGACGACCCTCCAACAATGATGCCAAGGATAGCCAACTCCCCTATAGCCTCTTGCACAAGCCGCTCGACATGTTGGAAGGCCTGGGAACGAGTCGCCACAATGGCCTTGTTCCCAGCCTCAACATCGAACCGGAGAGAAAGAAGGCGAGAAAATCGTTTGAGTGAGAAATACTCGAGCAGCTTGATAAACTTCTGTATGTCTGCTTGTGTCACATCCGCAGTCTGCAAGTCCTCCTCAGCAAAGCCTAATTTGCGCAAGCTATTATCTATTGCAGTATTGTAGGCATTTGCTGTTGCATTAGCATCAAATTTTGCATCTGTTGCTAATTCTGTAAATTCAGTTGTGAGATAGCTGAAAGCGGATGTGCGATCCAAGCTTGTCTACTCCTTAACGGCCTTGCCATCAACGACTGTGTAGCCCTTGACTGGCTGTCCGTTGGCATCCACAGCTCTGCCATCGACTACATAAATGCCACCCGGTACAGTCTGATCTAGAGGCTGTTGAGGCTGTGGTACGGGTTGCGTGCCGTCTATTGATGGCGGTGACTGTGGTGGTACGGGCTGATTCTCGGGAGTAGGTTCCTGAGAAGGCTGTACATTTGGATCTTGCGCAGGCTGTTGTGGGTCCTGTGCTGGTGTATCTTTTGTCTTATCAGGCATTTGGGTTACTCTTCCTTTCTTTAAAAAACAGTGAAATTTTATGACTAGCTTATTTAAAAGCTAGAGAGACCATGCAGAAGGCGCAGTATAAGATCCGCCGCCAACGTAGAGCACAGCACCATTAGAACGTTCCATAACGCCTATGCCGTACTTACGCTGCATGAAGTTTGCTCTGAGAGGGAATATTTCCAACTCTGCAGCTATGCGCAAGTTGCCACCTGCAGGATCTGATGGTGTGGTTCGCAACCTGAGCGGTTTTGGAGCCATTGGATTGAACGCAAACACATAGTTAGGTGGTACCCATGGCTCAACGACGATAGTTGCAGGTCCGAACTTGCCAATCTTGCGGTTGTAGAGGTTCATCTGGTCTGTGGTTTGACCGAGTGCTCTGTCCTGGTTTACACCGGGCGTGATATCGATGGGATAGAATGGGTAGAACTTAGTGGTACCAGTGACGAATCCTCTGATGGTGTCCTCTTGCGCCGGGTTGATATTCACCTCAATTTCACCAAAGTTGTAGTGCTCAACTACGGTTTTGATGAGTGCTTTGAGGTCAGTATCAGCAAAGCTTGCAGTGGCTAAGAAATGCGTGTGTGTTGAGGGATCGAATGTGTTTCCAAATTGATCCGGGGGGATGTACGCCCCGTCTGCATTCAGGAAAGCTCTAAGAGGAAGCGTGAGCTGGGTCCCGTTGATATCCTTGTAGGTTAGGTTATTCGTCGGGTTGAAGACCACAGCCCTCAGTGTCTTGAGTGTGTCCCTGATATCAGCATCCGTTGCAGCCAATATCACCTGCTCCAGGTCCCCGAGTGTCTTGGTTTCCATGAAGTCTCTGGTGACTTGGTACGCAACCTGTTTTCTGCTGAGAGGGAAGCCTAGTGCGACGGGGTTAACTTGTGGTTTCTGCACATCAGGTCGTGAGTACTCGTCACCTTCGATCATGTCTATGGTGTCGTTGTTACCCCACGTGACTAACCACTCCTGTGTACCTTCAACGAAGTCGTCAAAGAGCATGGCCCGTAGACGGTTGTGAGCCTCTAGAAACACGCTCAACTGCTGATAGAGCGTCCGTTCGTCGTACAACCTGATGTAGTCATTGGCGGCTGCGCGACGGGCTCCCAGCGTATCGAAAATTTGAAGAGTGCCGTATCCCATGTCGTAGCCCTCCTAGTAGCTTTTTCTAACCCAGATGCGCTTGCCATCAGGGAGGACTATAGCGATAGGAACGGTACCGCCTGTGGTTGCTACTGTGCTGAGACCACCTGCAACTGTGTCGAGATAGTAGAAAGCACCAACGGTAAGACCTGTCCCATAGGCAATATTGACATTCCAGTAGAGGGAGATAGCGTTTCCTGCAAGGGTATCCCGGAGGGCAAACCCATCCACACGTGCTGCTTCGTTGGCAGCCGTGCCATTGGATCGATAGACTTTGCCGTCTGATGCCTTCCAGTAACAGGCATCCCCAGCCGCGATATTTTCGCCAGCTATGAGACCCGAAACGCTACAAGAGGTAGGTGGTACGGCTGTAGTAAGGCCTGGTGTGCCACTTTTGGCAACGCTAGCCATTGAAATCTCCTTCCCCGCTTGTAAAGAGCGGTCAAAAGGCTTGTTATACTATTGCACCTAGAAATACTTCCTAGTGGCGCGTAATTGCTTCATTTTCTGTTCAACTGCCTGCTCTGGCGTTGGTTCGCCTGCAGGCTTCACAGGATTAGGACCATGTCCTGGCTTGGTTTGTGGTGTCGCTTGAAGCTTGTCAACGAAGGCTTGTAGCTTCTGTACTTGAGCATAGCGATCTTTGATAGGCGTGTCATCGGATGGCAGAAGGTCTTTCACTTCTTTAGGCCAGTCCTTGACTTGCTCTTTAAGCTGATCGGCTAGCACGGTCGAGAGAGCTATATAGTCTTCCTGAACAGGTTTGAGCTGTTGAACTTCCGCTCCATACTTCTCTGCAAGCTCTTTGTACTGATTTTGCTCCCGAAGTTGCGCTTCTTTTTTTGCTTGTTCCTGAGCTTCTCTAGCTTGTTCTGCTGCTTTCTGGTCTTGTCGCTCTTTGCGATACTTTTGATTGTCAGCAAGAACTTTAGCATGCTCAGCTTCTTTGTCAGCAAGCAGACGGCGCAATTCCTCAGCGGAAAGATTATCTGTGGAACTCTGATCTCCATGAGATCCGGAGTTGGCTCCATGAGCCGGAGGTGTACCGTTCTTGTCTCCATGAGATGGATCGGTATTTTCTGAAGTTACATTCATGATACATGATGCCTTTCTATGATGTCAAGATGTTGTTATAACATCGATACTATTCAATGGTTGCTTAGATGCTCTCTATGATGAATGGCCTTTGCACAAAAGCGTTGTGGAACTTTGTGGCCTCTAGCGCTAGTTCTATACGGCTTTCAGGAGGTAGTTCTCTATCCCTAGTAGTCCATAAGACCCCTAAAGCTATTGAAGGATCAATGCCCATAGCATCGTAACCGCATGTATCCTCTTTCACCACAAAGTTGTTGTGTATTTGGAAGAGCCTTCCCTTAAATCCAATCATGAAGCAAGTATTAGACTCCTTAAATTCATCCTTGTTCTTTTCATTATCAAGAATTACTCTCAGTGCATCAACAAACTCTGTTGCAATATAGTGATGTACATTATCGCCGTACACATTGCGGTTATAATCAGGGTACGCAAGCTGATAGCGTACCAACTGCGCTATCCTTGGTGAACCGGCAACCCCGATAATGAAATTGCCACCCTTGATTAGTTTTTCATCTGTGTAGGCAGAGACCGTCCCTGATTCAGCAACGGCTACTCCGTCCGCTCCAATAAACACTTTCCCGCTTGCTTTGTCTACCAGCCCTACAATACAGGTCAAATTATTCCTCCCTTTGTTTCCAGGAATTGATACCATCTTCCCAGTATCCACCCGGCCCGTGCTGAGAAAAATACTCAGTAGCTATTTTCTTGAGTGCTTGAAGACGCGCTATCTCCTCATCTATGTTGCAATAGTGGATGTAGTCAAGCATCTCCCTGTGTTCATCTTCAGGCTTGTTTGTGCGACTGTCTAGCGGGACGTTACTGTACTTCCATAGATCTACACAGCCATCCCACTTGGCAGTAGCTGAGTGCCACCCAGACTCATCTCGCAACTGTAAATGATGCTCTGAAGATGGCTTCTTTGGATCAATTATCCAGTGCTTTGCCTCTTCACTCATATATGCCTGGCCTGTTCTCTGGATTAAGCTTTGATACCTCTTGCTCCACATCTATGATATTGCCATTCATCGCTTCGAGCATCTCAAGCATTTCAAGCAATAGATAGGTTTGAGCCTCTGTGTGCAAGAGCATCACCGTCTCCGGCATATTTGTATCAGCGATCTCGTTTTCTACAGGGACATCAGGAAGAGGGCTCACATCTGAAAGCAGCCCGATACGTTCAAGCTTCTTCACTCTCTTGATAAGGTCATCCAAGTTTTATCTCCTATTCCAAGAAAAACGACTGGTCTACAGGTCCGAGTGCTGCCATGCTAGACAATTCGTCTATACGGCCTAGTAGCGTCTGACGTCTCTTTGTCTCACCTCCATCATTGGAATGTCGAGTGATTCTGGTAGCAAAAATCTCGCTATTCAGACGTCGTACTTGCATGTCTAGCCGTGCTATGGACTCAGCAGCACCTTGATCTAGCAGTGCATATTTCTCAAAAGCAAGCTTTTCAAGCACAGTTGTGGCTACCCGTACACGTGCATCTATTTCTTCACATGTGAATTGTTGCCATGTTTTATAGCGTACATCCTTGCTCAGCTCGTTTTGCCATAGTTCTGCTAATTGTTCTGGTGTCATCTAATACCCACCTGTACCTTTCGTCTTCTTGCCCTTCTTTGTCTTTTTCATTCTTTCTCACTTTCTATCTTTTCAAGCAATTCGTCTAGTACGGACACTTTCGCTTGTGCCTGATAGTAGGCTATTGCAAGAGCTGAATTACCCATCATTGGAGGTAGCAGAGAACCTCCAAGCGCTTGCTTTCCAATCCTCTTGAGGTCCTCACCTGCTTTATGTGCATATTTAGCTCTCATGTCGCTAATGACCTCTGTGACCATATGCCTATCCATCTCCATATGGGTATTTAATCGCCTGATAATCATCTCATGTTTTGTCAGGTTCATAGCGCTCTTGCTTTCACATACTCTTTCTGCTGACTCAAAATCATCAAGCAGAATACGTGCAAAATCAGCACATGACTCAAGTCTACTCATTCTCACCTTCCTTTCTCAGTGCATTTATTGCGTCTCTTAGCTTTTTGTAGTCCTCTTTGACATTCTCAACTACCATCATTTGCGACATGATACCTGCCGGGCCTGTTGCAGATTCTTGGGGATGAAGTCCTATCATGATGCTAGTGTGAAGTATATCCATACACTCTTCTACATGGTCAAGAGCCTCTTGTGCTACTCCATTGCCAGAAGTTGGTATCTGTCCCTCACTTGCCCATTTGATCAGGCAGGTTTTAGAGCAAAAGTGCTTCTCTTCATCACAGCCGTGTTGATCACGCTGCTTTGTTACTATCCACTCCTTTGGTAGGTAATATTGCGGATCATGCTCTTTATTGCAGGTATCACATCTAATTGCTTCGTATCTCATTCTCATCTCCTTCTAAAAACCTGTACATCATGCTCGTATCAGGCTTGCCAAACTCAAAGTGGTCACCAATAGGCCAGTCTCGCTGCTCCTTTGACAGATACATACTGTTATGCCTGTCTAGCATTTCAATAATCTCTTCTGCTGTGTGTTTTTCACCTGAGATAGAGCCCAATCCCATAGCCTGACTCCGAGCTAATTCTTGTTCATGCTCTTTTTCCTTGGCAGAGAGGGCTGGCATCGCAATGCCGTCTTTATCGACATACACCGCTCTACCCTCACTGATTTTTGCACCAGCTTTGTATGTTTTCACTGGATACTCACCATTATAACAAAATGTTATATCCACACCTTTAGCAGGTGCCTCATCCATGGTGATGATCGTGCAAGGATGCCTCAAGTAGTGGAGCCAAGTGGTGAAACGTTTCCAAATTTTCACGGATCTTGCTCCTTTGGCAGCTCTGTCATATCTGGTATCCTCTCTGCAATTTCCTGCCTGAATAATCTGGCAAGATCAACCATATCAACATTCTCAACGGCATGCAGAACCAAGTCATAAGACCGTTGCGCTATGGCCTTACACTGCTCATGATAGACATCAATGCCATTGGTGCCATTTACATTCATTTCTCTTAATTCATCCCATAGCAGCTCTGCAAAGCCTCTGAATTGTGTATCCCTGCTCATTTACTCACCAGACTATCTAACTCTTTTGCCATATCTCTTTCACAGAAGAAATGAAGCACATTTACACTATATGTCGCTAGAAAGTTCCCATTCTTCTCAACAACATCAACTAATCGCTCCCTGTGCCCATTAGAACGTTTCTCAGTGTACAGATGCGAGCCAAGACCACGTTCCTCTACCATGTCTAAGAAGCGCTCTAGAGTCATGTCGGCTATTGTACTCTGCTCTAAGTCTTCTTTCTTTTGCCCTTCATACACGGCTATGCGCTTCAATAGCGTCTCTGATACCTCCACATACGCACTCCATGAGTCTAATCTCAAGTTTCTCTCATCATGACTGTATTGGAGCATGTAGAGTACATCGTGTAGATTTACGTCTACTTTGAGATAATCCAGTGCCCAA